TTTCATATGTGGAAGATCTCAGCACTCCTGATTTTTGGTGAATAAAATTACAGAGACACTAAATACTAATGGTTTAGTGTCTCTTTTCTTATGAAAACTTTTCAGCAATTTATGTCTGAAGTTTATGATCCTGAAATTCAGGGTAGATCTCAGATCAAACAAACTGGTGAAGGTGGACGTAAAGAACCTAAACGTGACACCGCTAGTAGACGCCGCCCTGGTGTAAAACCTAGGGTTAAAGCAGTCGGTGGTGGTAAAACTGCACCAGTCGGTGAATATAAAACTAGAAAAGATGTTGGTGCCACCAAAGCAAGATCTGAAATTGAGCAACAACCAACCAAGGAACGTGGTTCTGCTGAAGTTAAACAATCATATGCTGATAAGGTAAAAGCAGAAAGAAAAAAAGCAGCACAAGCAAGAGCAGCAGCGAAAAAGTCTGGTGGTGAAGTAAAGAAAACTACCATTTCTTCTAAGGATGCTGATGAGAAAGCAACTGAACTTCTTGCTATAAAGAAGAAGAAAGAAGTTAATCCAAACTACAAACCAGCAAAAGCATCTGGTTATACTAGACAAGAGAGAATGAAGATCGCCAGAAAAGGTGAAACTGAACTTCGTGGCATCATGAAGAAACAAGAAACTGACAAATATAAGAAAGAGACAGGACAAAACCCCGATGCAAAAGGTAGAACTAAGATCATGGGTAGAGTTCATCGTCGCATGAGTACCTGATATTGTTAGTAACCTCTAAAAGTCCACAGCATTGTACGCAACTTCATCATGGATTCTTACTTGACTGAACAACAAATCGAAGAACTTATTGAATTTGATTACGTTGAAAAAGATCTGGCAGATTTGATTGAAGATGAGCAAAAGTTCAGCATCGAAGAATATTTGAACGGCAACATTGATTACTGATAAAGTTAGTAACCTCTAAAGATCCACATCAGTACAATCGCATTTCATCATGGCAACACGTTCACGCATTGGTATTCAACTCAGTGACAATTCTGTTCTTTCTGTTTATCATCACTGGGATGGTTATCCTCAGTGGTTGGGTAGGATTCTCAAGACACACTACAATACGAAGGAAAAAGTTTCCGAACTGATTGATGGTGGTGACATGTCATCCTGCTGGAGTAATGAGTGCTGGACTGGTAAAGAAACTGCTCCTTATGTGAAAGAGATTAAAAAAACCGCAAAATATGCTCCTCAGTATTACTCTCAGCGTGGTGAGGATTGTCCTCCTCGTTTGGATGATAGTATCTCTAAGTATCTTGACAAAGACAACAATGAGGAGTATGCTTATATTTGGACTGTAAATGACGAATGGAAATGTGTAGATATGCACTCATTCGATCATCGTAAAGATCCTGAGTTTATTGAAATCCCTGATGGAGCACTAGCAGTATGATTGACTTAGAACATCTTTCCCATGAAGAGAAAGAACTGCTAGCAGAAGATTGTGAGGACTATCTTCTGCATCGGAATATACCATTGCGTTCACATTCTTATGATAACATCATCCTCCATGCAATTCGTGAGGGTTATCAATTACAAAAGAATGACAGAAAAGGACGTAGTAAAAGTTAGTTACCTTTAAAATTCACCGTTATTGTAATCAATCACATCATGAACAATTCTTCTTTGGTACTCCGCGAACTTCAAGAACTGAAAAAAACTTGGAGAGATCAAGACTTTCTATTCACTAAAGATCAACAGTCACGATATGATGAACTGCTAATGCTTCGTCGTGCATTTGTGACATATTGGTACGAAAATGGCATGGTTCATTTCAATACCGCTGCCAAAAAACCTGCTCCACAACCTGCACAACCTTGATGGAACTTCCTGTAGATTTTCCACACAAAGCACCTAAAGGTTATTCCTATGAAGTTACTCAATTCAAACGGAATGTTACTGCTATATGGTTGCGCCACCATGCTTTTTATAGTTACACTAGTGATCCCGTTAGAACAATCTGGGGATTCGTTAAAACAACATCGAGAAGCAATTCGCACACTTACCATGCCCCCATCAACGCAAATAAGGTAGGAGAACCTATCAACATTACGGACACTCGTCCATATACAGCAATGCCCCTCAAATTAAATCCACTTGAACTAGCACTTTACTCCTGATTATGTTTACTTACGACACTGAAAAAGGCGAACTTTGCCAGATTGAATGTTGGGCAGATGAAGATAGGGAGGAAAGATATGAAGATGGTGATAAAGATTTAATCTGGATTGATAGACATCACATCAATGAATATGGTGATATTGAGAACTATATCAGTCAAAAGTTTGCTGATGTGAGTGATACTGTTTGGATTGATGTTCGTGCATGTCGTTCTTCCACAGTGACGCGATATGAGCAGAAAGATGAATACTTTGGTATGTTCCCCGATAACATCATGATTGAAGAACTTGGTGATGATTGTTTAGGTGGCAATGAGTACGTTTGGAAGAACAAAACTCTTACCAATCGTTACGAATAAAAGTTAGTTACCTCCAAAGATCCACAGTTACACAGACATACGATAAATGATCAACCTTCGTCCACATCAAGATCGTATCCTTGATCGGATGCTTTCTTACAACAAAGGACAGATCATTGTGCCCACTGGTGGTGGCAAGACTCTTACCATGATTCTTGACACTCAACGCCGTCATGATTCTATCACTAACGGCACCACCACTGTTGTTGTTGCTCCCCGCATTTTGTTGGCAGAGCAACTGTGTTCTGAGTTCTTGGAGGTTATTGATACCGCCAACACTCACATTATGCACGTTCATAGTGGTGAAACTCATCACTATAGCAGTACCAAAGCAGAAAAGATTCACCTGTTTGCTAACACTGCCCGTGCATGTGGTGAGAATGTTATCATCTTTACCTCATATCATTCTCTGCATCGTGTTATGGATGCTGACATTGAGGTGAATACAATTTACTTTGATGAAGCACATAACAGTGTGCAACGTCACTTTTTTCCTTCCACTGAGTTCTTTCTAGAGAACGCAGATCGTGCATATTGTTATACTGCAACTCCTAAACATTCCCTCACACCTAAAAAACCAGGGATGAATTGGAGTGTTTACGGACAAGTTCTTGTAAATGTTCCTGCTCCTGAGTTGGTTGAAGGTGGGTTCATTCTTCCTCCTAAAGTTGTAGTCAAGCAACTCCCTATGATCAAAGGACGTAAGGTAGTCTATGCAGAAGATTGTGACAATCTGCTGGAAACGATTGATGACAACAACATCAACAAAACTTTGATCTGTGCTCGCACTACAAAGCAGATTGTTGGTTTACTTTCTCAGTCTAATTTCTGCTCTGAGTTGTATCAGCGCGGATATTCTTGGATGACGATTACATCTAAGACTGGTGCAATCATTGATGGCAAGAAAGTCAATCGTGAAGAGTTCTTCAACACTCTGAACACCTGGGGCAAAGATGCTACCAAGAAGTTTGTAGTTATCCACCACAGTATTCTGTCTGAAGGTATTAACGTGTCAGGTTTAGAGGCAGTTATCTTCATGCGTAACATGGACTTTATAGGTATTAGCCAGTCTATTGGACGAGTTATTAGACTTGGTGGATCTGAGAAGACGTTTGGATTGGTTTGCATCCCAACTTATGATGCTGTGGGTATTGGCACTGCTCGCAAAGTGCAGGCAGTTGTTGATACTGTGTTCAATCAGGGACAACCTGCGATCAGTGAAATTAGGCGTTAATAAAGTTAGTAACCTCCAAATGTCTTCTATAGTATGACAAGCACTCACATCGAACATCCCGAAGATTTGATCCTCACTGGTGATCTTTCGGTTCTTGATACTTTGTACGGGACTGGTACTATCTCCATGAAAATGGATGGTACTTCCCTTGTTTGGGGCACTAATCCTCAGAATGGTAAGTTTTTTGTTTGTACCAAAGCAGCATTTAACAAAAAAAAGATTCGCCTTTGTTACAACACTGACGACATCTATCGTCACTTCGGACATCAAGAATCTCTGGCAGAAATTCTTACTTATTGCTTGAATTATCTTCCTCGTACTGAGAACATTTACTGGGGTGATTTCCTTGGGTTCGGTGGTACTGACTGTCTGCAATCCAATACGATCTCTTATGTTTTTCCTGAAGAGATTGAGCAACTGCTTGTCATTGCACCTCACACAATCGTGGATGTAAATGATGAATTTCATAATGCAGATTGTCAACCGCTGAATGATTGTTTTGTCGATACATCTTATGTCAAGTGGGTACAACCCTCTGTGGATAGGGTATATGCCTCTGTAAGGGCACCTAAAGTTAATTCAGGTGCAATTCCCTTCTTAAGTGTTAAAGAGGCGCAGATTGCCAAACAAAAGATTAACTCCTGCATTGCAGAAGGACACGAACTCGATGACAGTTTGTTGACTGTAATCCTTGGATCTCCTCAACTTGCCAATCTCTATCAGTTGGTGATAGAAATCAAGGAAGATCTGATGAGTAGTTTCATCATTCATGATTCTCCTAAATCTTTCATCTTTGACGATGTTGAGATTGATGGTGAAGGTTTCGTCTTCTATTCTGACGACTATGGTGCAGTGAAGTTGGTTGATCGTTCACTCTTCAGTTATGCTAACTTTGCCACATCTCGTTTCCGTTAAAGTTAGTTACCTCCAAATGTCCACTATAGTATAAGCACATCAATCCGATGAAATCCTATCCTCTTGGCATTGACAATCCCATTCTAGTTAAGGGTGTGTGGGGTTCACATAAGTGGGCAATCTATTGGAGAGAAGATTATACCAAGATTGCCACATTCAATTCACAATTTGAAGCATATCAAGCAAGACAATTCATTCTCGAAAATGCAAACTAAAACCTATCCTTTATTCAAAGAATTGACTGAAACTATTATGACTCAAGCATCATCCATCCGCGACTATTTTTCTGATCCTAAAGTTGTCAGTGAATTGATTTATGAACTGAATGTAGAGATCGGTTTCTGTCCGATTCTTCGCAATCTGAATCGTGAGAAAAAGTATAATGTAATTGAAGACAAACCCATTACATTCCGTCAACTTGGCACTGAAGATCGTAATGAGGTTTTTGTATACCTCGGACGAATTCTTGAGTCTGTCATCACTTGCCAACTTGCAAAAGGTGGATTTGATGTCAAGAAAGATCGCAGTTCTTCTGGTGATCTTACTGTAAGTTCTAAGATCTGGGAGATCAAAGGAACATCTGGTGATAATTCTTGGACTGGTTCGACTCATGCCAGCAAGAAAGAAGATCAGAAAATGGACTTCATTGGTGTGAAGTATGGTTTGAATGAAGACATCAATGTCTTTGATATTTTCACTGGTGATGCAAAACTTCTGGATGAAATCTTTATCGGAGTATTTGAATCTATTGAATTGATTCGTATGGGTAAAGAAACTGCGAACAATTCCCGAACTCAACTTCTCATTGGTGTTGATTCATATGATCAATTTAAGAACCAAGTTGCATGGGGTAACTTAGCATATCCTGCTGGTGGTTTGTATAAGAAAAATGGAGAACGTAAGAAGAATGTGAAATATCTTCAACTCGAAACTGCATGAGTAGATTGTTAGTAACCTCCAAACGTCCTCTATAGTATGAACAACGATTCTCAAAGACTTTCCGCCTCAATCTACAAACAACTGTTTACAGATTCTGAATGGCAAATCATCGATTATGCTCTGAGTGAGTATCAAGATCATCTTGATGAAGATGATGGCGAAATTGAAATCTTCAACTCTATTCAAGCAAAACTCAACGCAATCTTTACTCTCACAAAATGACTAAAACCTCTTTTGCTGATTATGTTGCAACTCAAGATGCACGCAACACGATTCAACTTAACATCCGCAAGTATTGCCTGATGCTGTGTGATGCTCTCCTGATCGATTTCAACCGCAGAGGACACACTCTCGACTACAAGTTCTACATTCAAGAGGGACGTAAGTATCACAAGATCATCATGGAGACTGGTGCTGGTTCCCGCAGTGTTCATGCCTTTGTTGATAAGAAGAGTGGTGATGTTTATAAAGCAGCATCATTCAAAGCACCTGCAAAAGGTATTCGTTTTAACCTTTGTATCATGAGTGATCGTGAGTGGTTGATGGAACATGCAGATTGGGCAGGTTCTTATCTCTATATCCGTTGATTATGTTTTATCCTGTAACTTCACTTCCACTTTATCATCCAGAACGTCAAAGTTTTCAACTATGGTATGAGGAAATGGGAAAAAAACTTTATAGAGAACAAAATAAACATAATGGATTCAAAAATGTTAAATCCATTGAAGAATTGTGGAAATTGTGGAGAAACGAAGGAGGTTATCTCTATATCCGTTGATTGACTGAATAGATTGTTAGTTACCTCCAAATGTCCTCTATAGTATGAACAACACTCAATCAATGACTATCACCGAACGTAATCAAAAACTCTATGATCTTCGGGTTAAAATGGATAAACTCAATGCAGAGTTAGCATGGGTTAAGCAAGAAATTTGGATGGTTCGTGATCAGTATGATCGCCAAAATCTTGATCTCTTCGCTGAAATGTTCGGTGATGATCGTGGACAAGATTCTGCATTTATGGATGATAACTTCGGAGGTTGATTAACATGAAGAACTATCGAGTTCGGGTTGAAACTAATGATGGTTGTGTGACCATCTGGCATGAAAAATCAAAGGCAAAAACTGCCGACAAATTGATTCTCAACCGTGTCTACAATCAACTTTGTGGATTGAATATCAAGGAAGTTTCTGTTACTCCATCCATCTGAAATCATGAACTACACACTCAAACAACTGCAAGAACGAGTCAACAAACTGATCGAACTTCAGGGTGAAAATGCACCTTGTGCGGCATGGATCTACACTGCTGAGGATTGTATGATTCGTGATGAAGATGATGAACCAAAGTATCTTCCAGAAGAGGTAAGTTCTGAACTTGCTGAAAGAATCTTCAATGATGTTGGCAACATTGATTACATCTACACTGTGATTCAGGAGTGCGTAGATGAAGTAACTGAAGAACAATATATGGCACTTCAACAAGAACTTTCTGAAGTAGATTGTTAGTAACCTCCAAACGTCCTCTATAGTATGAACAACACTCAAATCACTTTTAAACAAGC